TGGCAGCGGCAAATCCTGTCGGACATCCGCGACCACATCCGCGCCAACAACGGCAAGATTAACTTCGACGTATTCCGCGAGGCGGTCGCGTCCGGCCGCGGGATCGGTAAATCGGCCTTAGTCTCATGGCTGGTCATCTGGATGATTAGCACACGCATAGGGTCCACCGTAGTTGTGTCGGCTAACTCGGAAGCGCAGTTGCGGTCGGTGACATGGGCGGAAATCACCAAGTGGCTGGCGATGTCGCTCAACTCGCACTGGTTCGAGATCGCGGCGACGCGCATCATGCCGGCCAAGTGGCTGACGGAGATCGTCGAGCGCGACCTGAAGAAAGGCACGCGCTACTGGTCAGTCGAAGGCCGGCTGTGGTCCGAAGAGAACCCGGACGCCTATGCGGGGATACATAACCATGATGGTGTGATGCTGGTGTTCGACGAAGCCTCGGGTATTCCGGACAGCATCTGGTCGGTCGCGGACGGTTTCTTCACGGAGAATACGCCGCATCGCTTCCATCTCGCGTTCTCTAACCCGCGTCGCAACACGGGGTACTTCTACGAGACGTTCCACTCCAAGCGCAACTTCTGGCGCACGCGCAACATCGACGCCCGCGAAGTCGAGGGGACGGATAAGAACCTCTACCAGCGCATCATCGACGAGTACGGCGCAGACAGCTACCAAGCCAATGTTGAAGTCTATGGGGCGTTCCCGTCGGAAGGCGACGATCAGTTCATCGCGGTCAGTCTGGTCGAGGACGCCATGAAGCGAACCAAGCACAAGGACGAGACGGCGCCGATCACCATCGGCGTGGACCCGGCGCGCTTCGGGTCGGACGCGACCGTCATCGCCGTGCGGCAGGGCCGCGACATCATCGCGCTGAAGCGCCACAGGGGCGCAGACACCATGGAAGTGGTCGGGCACGTCATCGACGCCATCGAGGAGTACAAGCCCGCGCTGGTGTGCATCGACGAGGGCGGCCTAGGCGCAGGCGTCGTGGACCGGCTGAAGGAGCAGCGGTACAAGATCAGGGGCGTCAACTTCGGCAATAAGGCCATGAAGCAACTCATGTACGGCAACAAGCGCGCCGAGATGTGGGGTGCCATGCGCGAGTGGCTCAAGGATGCCGCGCTGCCGGAGGATCGCTTCCTGAAGACCGACCTGATCGGCCCACGCATCAAGCCCGACAGCAAGGGGACTATCTTCCTTGAAAGCAAGAAGGATATGAAGGCTCGCGGGCTCGCCTCGCCAGACGCCGCGGACGCCATAGCGCTGACATTCGCGTTCCCAGTGGCCTCACGCGAAGCGCGTGGAGATCGCGTTGACAGAACACCGCGTCGCGGGTATTCTGGGGCTGGGATTTCTACAAGTTGGATGGGCTCTTAGGCATGGCCGGCAAGAAAAAGTCCGTTTCGCTGGCTGTTGGACGCGGGGAAAAGCTGCCCGTGTCCAAGGGCGCAGGGCTGACCGCCAAGGGCCGTGCCAAGTATAACGCCGCGACAGGGTCAAACTTGAAGGCGCCGGCGCCCAACCCCAAGACTAAGACCGACGCAGCCCGCAAAAAGTCGTTTTGCGCCCGGATGGGCGCCGTGGCCGCTAAGGCCAAGGACGGCGAACGTGCAAAAGCCAGCCTCAAGCGGTGGAAATGCTCATGAAAAAGGGTCTCTACGCCAACATTCACGCCAAGCGCGAGCGCATCAAGGCTGGATCAGGCGAAAAAATGCGTAAACCGGGCACCAAAGGCGCCCCCACTGCCAAAGCGTTCCGTGAGAGCGCCAAAACCGCCAAGAAAGGCAAGTAAATGGCTAAGCCGCCCCGCCTGAGTGCACCCAAGATCAAGTACGACATGTCGCCTAAGGCCGTTCTGGGCCGCGCTGAGCGCGTTCAGCGCATGGAAGCGGGCGAAAGCCGCATGGCTCGCTCGATGCCGGCTAAGAAGCCCGCTACGCCGACCATGTCGCCAGCCGCCGCGGCCGCTACGCGCGCCACACTGGCCCGCGCAGAGCGCATCCAGCGCGAAGAAGCCGGCGAGCGTATGCTGATGAAGCGCAAGCCCGTCGAAGTCATCCGTACCACCGTGCGGATGAAAGAAACGCCGGCGAAGAAGAAGTAAGATGCCGCTGGTAAAGTCCACCGGGAAGGCCGCGTTCCGCAAGAACATCAAGGCCGAGGTCAAGGCCGGCAAGCCGGTCAAGCAGGCTGTGGCCATCGCCTACGCGGTCAAGCGCCAAGCGGCTAAGAAGGGTAAGAAGTAAGCAGCATGGCTGATCCGACAGGCATCAACAAGGTAGGTGTGGTCGCCGAGCGCGGCAGCAACCCGGCCGACAGCAGCGACCACGGCGACAGCAGCGTCATGTCGGTCATGCGCTCTCGCCTCAAGATGGCGATGGCGGCCTACTCGGACAGCCGCGAAGACGAACTGGACGACCTGCGCTTCATGGCAGGCTCGCCCGACAACCAGTGGCAATGGCCAGCCGACGTGCTGGCGACCCGTGGGGCGGTGCAGGGTCAGACGATCAACGCGCGCCCGTGCCTTACGATCAACAAGCTGCCCCAGCACGTCCGTCAGGTCACCAACGAGCAGCGCCAGAACCGCCCGTCGGGCAAGGTCATCCCGGTCGATGACAACGCCGACGTAGAAGTGGCGGAAATCTACGACGGCATCGTGCGCCACATCGAGTACATGTCGGACGCTGACGTGGCCTACGACACGGCCTGCGACAATCAGGTGACCTACGGCGAGGGCTACATCCGCCTCATCACCGAGTACTGCAACGAAGAGACGTTCGATCAGGACGTGCGCATCATGCGGGTGCGCAACGCGTTCTCGGTCTACATGGACCCGACGATCCAAGACCCGTGCGGTGCTGATGCCCAGTGGTGCTTCATCACGCAGGACATGACTAAGGCCGAGTACGAGCGCGAGTTTCCGGACGCGTCGCCCATCTCGTCGATCCTCGCCACGGCTGTGGGCGACGAGAGCATGTCGGCATGGCTCGATCAGGACACCATCCGCATCGCGGAGTATTTCTACTACAAGTACAAGCGCGAGACGCTGCACCTCTACCCGGGCAACCTGACCGCGTGGAAAGGCAGCCCGCAGGACAAGCTGCTCGCCGCTCAGTACGGCCAGCCGATCCGCAAGCGCGAGGTTGACCGCAAGAAGGTCATGTGGATGAAGACCAACGGCTACGACGTGCTCGACGAGCGCGAGTGGCCGGGCAAGTACATCCCTGTGGTCCGCGTGATCGGCAACGAGTTTGAGGTTCAGGGCCAGATTTACATCTCGGGCCTCGTGCGCAACGCCAAGGACGCGCAGCGCATGTACAACTATTGGACCAGCCAAGAGGCAGAAATGCTCGCGCTGGCCCCCAAGGCGCCCTTCATTGGCTACGGCGGCCAGTTTGAAGGCTACGAGATGCAGTGGAAGACCGCCAATACGACCAACTGGCCGTATCTGGAGGTCAATCCTGACGTTACGGACGGCGCCGGCAACATCCTGCCGCTGCCGCAGCGTGCAGCCCCGCCGCTGCCCCAGACGGGTCTCATTCAGGCCAAGATGGGCGCTGGCGAGGACATCAAGGCCACGACTGGCCAGTACGACGCCAGCCTCGGCCAGCAGGGCAACGAGCGCTCGGCTAAGGCTATCGTCGCCCGCGAGAAGCAGGGCGATGTCGGCACCTACCACTACGTCGACAATCTCGCCCGCGCGATCCGCTACGTCACGCGCCAGTTGGTCGACATCATCCCGAAAATTTACGACACCCAGCGCATCGCCCGCATCATCGGTGTGGACGGCGAAGTGCAAATGGCCAAGATCGACCCGACGCAGTCCGAGCCGGTCCGCGAAGTGCGTGACCAGATGGGCGCGCTGATCGAAAAAATCTACAATCCGTCGGTCGGCACCTACGACGTGATGGTCACCACGGGCCCGGGCTACATGACCAAGCGTCAGGAAGCCCTCGACGCCATGAGCCAGATTTTGCAGACCAACCCGCAGCTTTGGACTGTGGCCGGCGACCTGTTCATCAAGAACATGGACTGGCCCGGTGCGCAGGAAATGGCCAAGCGCTTCAAGAAAATCCTCGACCCCAAGGTGCTGTCGGACGGCGATCAGTCGCCCGAGGTCATGGCCGCGCAGCAGCAGATCGAAGCGCTCACCATGGAACTCAACCGCGTCACGGATATTATGGAAAATATCCAAGACAGCACCGAGCAGCAGAAGGTCGAAATCGACCGCTACAAGGCCGAAATCGAGGCTTACAACGCCGAAACCAAGCGCATCAGCGCGGTCCAGCAGTCGATGACGCCCGAGCAAATTCAGGACATCGTCATGGGCACCATTGCGGCTGCGCTCGACACAGGCGACCTGATCGGCGGCGCGCCTGAGATGCGCGAGATGCCTGAGATGGAAGAGCCGGGCGAAGCGCCAGAAGCCCCTGAGATGCCCGAAATGGCCCCAGAACAGCCCGAAGAAGGAATGATGGAATGAAGTGCGCGGATTTTGTCGGAATGATGTTTCTGGCGCGGGATGTCGCCCATTCCGCGCACCTCAACACGCGTAGCTACGCCAAGCACGTCGCTCTGAACGAGTTTTACGACGGAATTATCGACTTGGCGGACAAGTTTGCGGAAGCCTATCAGGGCAAATATGGCCTGATTGGGCCGATTTCGCTGATGTCGGCCAAGAAAACCAGCAACATCGTCGAGTTCCTTGAAGGTCAAGTGGACGACCTTGAGGAAATGCGGTATAAGGTCGTCGATAAGGAGTGCACCCCGCTCCAAAACATCATCGACGAGATTTTTGGGCTGTATTACACTACGCTCTACAAACTGAAATTTTTGGCGTGAGGCTGACTTATGGAACTGCTTAACCCTTGCAGCAAGGCTGATTTTCCGTCCTACAACGTCGCCTACACGGGCACCGCTGGCAACACGACCGCGTGGTTGCCGGGGCCGCAGGGCGTTGTGGTCTGGTCGGATCAGGCTTGCTACGTCGAAGTCGGCGTTGATGCTGTCGCAACGACCGCCAGCACCCCGATCCCACCGTTCACGCCGATCCCGTTCGTTCTGCCGGTCAACACCACGGGCGCACCGTGGCGCGTTAGCGCCATTCAGGTGTCCACGGGCGGTACGATCTACTGCAAGCCGATCAACCGGAACTGATCTATGGGGTTCGGCGGCGCTCTTCGTAACGGCATCGCTCTCGGTCTGGGAAGCATCATCAGCTTCCTGTCCGGTTACGCAGACGCGACCGTGCAGGGCAATCTGCTGACCGAGAACGGTGACAACCTCGTCCAAGAGGACGGGGGCCTGCTGCTTTTGGAGTAATACATGTCGGTCAACCCTTCACCCATTGGCGGCTACGCAGCGCAGTTCTTCGATAACAACGGCGTTATCCTGTCTGGGGGTAAGATTTACACCTATGCGGCCGGCACGACCACGCCGCAGGCCAGCTACACCAGCGCGTCTGGTGCTACGCCGCACAGCAATCCGATTGTGCTGGACAGCGCAGGGCGCGTACCAAGCGGCGAAATCTGGCTGACCGACGGGCTTGTCTACAAGTTCGTCATTGAAACCTCGAACGGCATCCTGATCGGCTCTTACGACAACATCACGGGCGTCAACTCGAACTTCGTCAACTACACGGTGCAGGAAGAGGTCATCACGGCCACTGCCGGCCAGACCGTGTTCAACCTCTCGACGATCAACTATACGCCCGGCACTAACTCGCTGACGGTCTACATCGACGGCGTGAACCAGTACGTTGGCACCAGCTATCTGGAAACGGACAGCAACACCGTGACGTTCACGTCTGGTGTGCATGTCGGCGCGGAAGTCAAGTTTACCACCGCAATCCAGAGCACCACCGGCGCGGTCAATGCGGACATCGTAGCCTATGACCCACCGTTCACGGGCGGCGTGGCTACCAATGTCGAAGTTAAGCTGAGCGAATACATTTCCGTCAAGGATTTTGGTGCTACGGGTGACGGCACGACCGACGATACGGCGGCCATTCAGGCTGCTGTTGACGCCGCGGAAAACAGCGAACTTTATTTTCCCGCTGGCGATTACAAGCTGACATCTGACATTGCCATCCCGGGGCGCATTACAATCCGCGGCGCGGGTATCCGGCAGACGCTCCTTACATGTTATGCTTGTGACGGGCTTATCATCCCCGCCGGAACTTCTTTTGTGACCATGACCGATTTTACCATCGGTCAGGATGTCCGGTACACGACCACGCCGAATGCGTATGTCGGTATCAGCATTAACGGCACGTCTGGTTCGCAATGTTACTGGCACACTTACCGCAACGTGTTTGTTGATGGGTTTCAGCAAGCATTTTACGCGGGGAGCGTCGGATCGTCGGTTTTTGACAACTGCACCGCTGCGTATAGCCAGCAAGGGCTAACTTTTACCGGAGAATGTTTAAACAACACGGTTATTGCGTGCCGTCTTGGTGAGCAGGACAGCGGTAGCAACACTCCGTCGGCTGGAAGTTACGGCATTAAAGCGGGCGACAACAGCGGTTCGATTGAAGGGCTCAAAATTACCAACTGCCTTATTTTCGGCGTTGAGCGCGGTATTTGGGCAAACGGTTGTATTGATGTTTTGGCGTCAAACAACATTTTGGATATGCTCAAGGAATTTGGCTTCCTTATGCAATCCAGCGCGGCGTATCCGTGCATCAACAATGTGATTGACGGAAATTATATCGCGTTCAATTTTGCAGGCGGCGACACCGGCGTCTATTTGGCAAATAATCTGCCTGCATTTGACGATCAAAACCGCGGCACTAACGTCGTCAACAATGAAATTTTGGCTTATAGCGGCGGCTCTGCAACGCTAAACACCGGCATCTTGATCGACGGTACAGGCGAAGACCGCAACTATCTTAACGGAAATCGCACGCAAGGTTGTGTCGGTTATGATTGCCGCATCACCCAAGGTACGCGCCACCGCGTCGCCGGCAATATCTGGCGCAGCCTCGGCGGGTCGGGTTTTTCGACCACGCAGCCTGTTGCATACATAAACAACATCGGGGTTGTTTCGTCCACCGCGTACCCAAGCCCGATTGGTGATTTTACGCCGACCGTGATCGGCACTTCTTCGGCAGGCACCGGAACATATACGACGCAAGTCGGCACCTATAAAATCATCGACAACGTGCTGTATTTTAATTTGCGCGTGAATTGGAGCGCCCACACGGGCACCGGCGATATGAAAATCGCAGGGCTTCCTGTAGCGTGCGCAAACGTCGCCGGTTACGCTCCAGCCGTCACTGTCAACGCCGAAAACATTACGTTCCCTGTCGGCGCTACGGCGATTATTGCAATCGTTGAGACGGGCGCAAGCACCATAGAACTTCGTGGTTCGGGTACTGGTTTAGCCCCCACCCCCGTGGCGCTCGACACCGCGGGTAATATCAACATCTCCGGCTTTTATGATTTGACGTAAGAGGACGCTATGGCTGACAAGAAAATTTCTGCTTTAACGGCTGCGACTACCCCTCTTGCGGGGACTGAAGTCCTTCCGATTGTTCAAAGCGGTTCGACCGTTAAGGTTGCGGTATCTGACCTAACTGCTGGCCGGGCTGTATCCGCAAACGGACTGACATCTACAGCCAACGTCCGAGTACAGTACGCGTCGGCCGGAAATGTCTCTTCGGTTGCAAACAACACCGCGTCCACTGCCGGATCAATGTCGCAGCTTATCACGACCAACGATGCGTCGCGGTCGTTGCGCGTTCAGTATTCGTCTTCAGGTGGCGCTGGCGGGTCTGCGCTAACAAACGGCGTGTCCACTGAAACCGCGCAAATTTTTACCGATGGGAACTACCCTATCGTTCTCGGCACTAACGTATCCGCTGCACTCATTCTTGATACAAGCCAAAACGCTAAAATCATCAACAACCTTGTCGTCGGCACCGCTGGCAAAGGCATCGACTTCAGCGCGAACGCCAACGCGCCGGGTATGACCAGCGAAGTGCTGACATGGTATGAAGAAGGTACGTGGACAGGTACCCTAACAGGGGATGTTACTGGTGCTTTGACGCCTGTCACCGTTAGCGGACGATATACCCGTATTGGGCGTCAAGTTACAGTTCAAATCTCATTCTCTAACGTAAATACTACAGGGGCGGCCGGGGTTCTCCTTATTACAGGGCTTCCTTTTTCTAGTTCTGCAGAACGCTCGTATGGGTCATGCTTTTTCATAGGTATGGGTTCCGCGCCGGCAACTGCGTATATTCAATCATCCGATAACCGGATTTCATTTCTTGATGCAGTGACCGGCGCTTACATCAACATTTCAGCCGGTGCGGGAAAATATGTGGGCGCCGCCATTACCTACACCGTATAAGCGAGAACTGTCATGTCTCTGACTAAAGCCACTTACTCTATGATCGACGGCGCAACGGCCAATGTGCTGGATTTTGGCGCTGTTGGAGACGGATCGTTTGACTGCACTACGGCTTTTCAGGCGGCTATAGATTTTTGCCTTAGCAACTCTAAAACGCTGTTTGTGCCACAAGGCAATTACCTTGTAACTGATCCTCTGTTGATTAACGGCACCCGCGCTTCTGGCAACCAAGTTACCTTCCGCATGGTCGGCGAAATCGCCAGCGATGCGATCACGCAAGGCGACGGGACTATTGAGAGCCGCACCAACATTATTTTTAATAAGATCGCGTCCAAGCTGTTTGATATTCAGTTTAACGACGCGTATTTTCAGAACGTGTCGTTTGAAGATTTTTCAATCCGGCAGACCAAGGACAGCGTTTATTTTCGCTCTAGTGAAGGGTTTTCCGTAGGAAAATCTAACGCTAATTATGTCCAGAAACTGCTGTGGCAAAACGTAAATTGCTATGGCATGAAGAACTTTATCCGGTTCTATTGCACAACCGGCGACCCAGCTACGCCGACCAATTATTTTGGCCCCACGTACATTGACCGCTGCAACGTGTTCAAAACCGAGACGTGCATCGAGTTGGACAACGTCAATCTTAATCTGTTCTATCTCGACCGAAACCTGTTTCATGACACCACTGTCGGCGGCGGCATCCACCTTAAGGGAAGCGCTACCTTCATGAATATGCGGAATACGCATTTTGAAGGTTGCGAGCCTGCCGGCATTTATCAGTCTGGTTCGAATTGGAACTGCAATATCGGCCTTGATAACGTAAGCGCCGAAAATACCGGCGTGGATTCCGGGTATGGCCTTATCCAGCCGTACACGCCGGGGTTTGGATATTCTGGCCTGAAGTTGTTTGTCAGCAACAAACTGTACCCGTCGGCGTTTATGCCGGACGAAATCCGTCTGCCTTTTGGAGCCGAAATTTCTTCCCAATGCCCGATCAAAGTCAGCGGCTATGGATGGGTTGCGAATACGCCTGAAACCATTACGCCAGTAGTCTCAAACGACGCGACATACGGTCAAACCGATACGTACACGATGTTTCTGAGCCCTCTTTCCACTGCGATCGGGCGTCACGGAAATCGGTTTATCGAAAAAAGTCTCGCAGGCTCGAATGCCGGCGTGGGCCGAAGCCCGTATAGCGGAATTCTTCCGACCGGCGTCCGCGAGAAATGCGTTGGCATTAACACGAACAATCTCATTAATAATAACACTGAAACGTCGCAAACCGTAGCCGACGGATATGTATACGGCTCATTTGCCGCCGCGTGCACCGACGCAAACAACGGGTTTTCAAATGCGGTCGTCACAATTGGCGGCGTAGACATCGGCGTCAACACCGGGTTTACGTGGGGTCCGTACACGGGCATATTTACCATCGTCGCGCCCATCGTTACCGGCGATTTTTTATCGACTTGCGACGTATCTATTTTTCAGTCGGAATGGCGCACACCTATCTACTGGTCATTTGAGCCAGAACTTTTGACCGCCGCCGAAGCCGCTGTCGCGTACCCAAAAAATAACAGGTACGACAACAGCGTGAGCACGGCCGCTACGTTCGTCAGCCAAGAATATGGGCAGCTTAACCAAGACTATACGGTTCGCGTGCGCCATATCTTTAACGCCGGCGCTAAAGGCGTTCATGAATATATTGTGCGCGGCAACGGCACTACCGCCGGTCGCTCATACACTGTTACCATAAACAGTCTTGGGTCGGGGGTTGCGGTCACAATTAACGGATCGCCTTCAGACGAAAATCTTTACAAGATTGACATTGCTAACACGACCGGCGCAACTCTCTACATAACCCGCGAAGTCGAGTATATAAGCTAACCAAGATTGCCAGCCTGTAACAAATGTTGTAGTCTGGCCTACAACCGTACTGATGCGGAACATCAGGTGACTTGAAAGGGTCAAAACCAAATGAGCGATGATGCTCCTGAACTAGCGGA